TCCGGTGTGCGCGGTCCTCTGATTGAAGGCGAAGCTCCAGATCATAGCTATTGGAATAGTATACGACGGTGTTCGCTGCGGTAAGCGTCAGGCCGAAACCTCCTGTGCGAGGATGCCCCACGATGAAACGTAACTCTGATTGTCGATCTTGGAAGGATTCCACGATCTCTTGACGCTCAGAATCAGGGGTTTCACCGTGGAGCGTTGAGACCGACTGTACGCTAAATCGGTCTCGCAGGGCATCAGCAATCGAACGAATGTCCCGGGTCCATGTCGCCCATATGATTACCTTACCCTGTATCTCATCACAAAGATCCAACAGGCTATCCAAACGGTTGGACTTTACCTGATGGATCGTGCCGTCGTCGTCTGTCAGGTGGCCGCAGCATATCTGTTGCAACCGCATGATCTGTGTCAGAACGTTTTGCGTAGTGGACAACTCACCACTGTCCAGTTGTGCTAGTGCCAGATGCTTCATCTGGTTGTATGCCGAGGTTTGTTCTTTTGTAAGCTCGACCTCGCGTTTCATGTAGACCTTGTCAGGTAAGTCCAGGCAGTCCTCCTTACGAACGCGGTAGGAGTGCTCTTGCAGTTTCTCTGTCAACTCCTCCAGCTTTCGGAAGCCGACAATCTGGTTGAACGAATGAGCGCCCATGGTCCGCCGCTTCACAACGGCGTAGCGGCCCTGAAACGCGAAGTAACTTTTAAAACCAAGTATCCTGGGGTCCAGGAACTCCATCTGGCTGTACAAGTCCATGGGACTGCGCGTGACAGGGGAGCCGGTAAGAATCCTACGCATGACGCACTTCTGTCCTATTCGGCATAGGGTCTTGGTCCGTTGGGCTTTTCTATTCTTAATGGTTGTCGATTCGTCAACCGTCATAAACACTTTGAACCGTGTCGCGAAAAAGTCGGCAATCTCGGAGCCCTTCTTTGTACTGAAGGCCTCGACGTTCATGAGCAAAAACTTGAGGGTAGCAGGGTCTCGCTGCGACAGATCGTTAAGTTCTTTCTTCTTGGCCTTTGTCAGGTTAGGCTTCCAGATGACTACTTCTCTTTGTATGCGCTCCGGAAGATGCGTTTCGATCTCTCTGGCAAGGTTGGCTACCACGGCCTTGGGGGCCACCATGAGTGCAAAGTCTATACGACCTTCTTCAAAGTTGTACGCCGTTGTATCTAAATCTACCTTCGATTTTCCCGTCCCCATGTCCATAAGCAGCGCATAGTTCGTCTTCTCGGCGCTCGCGTCGAAGGCTTCCTTCTGGTGCGCGTAGGGCTGGGTCTTAAATTTAAATTCGGGCATACCAAGATTTCTCTTGCAATGTCTAATAAATACCCATATAAACAAAATCGCTGGTCTAGTCAACCATCGAATAACGAACAAATAAGGAGTTATCATGAGCGACTTAATTTCCGAAATGGCCTCTGATGGGGTCGATCAATCCGACAACATTGACAAGCTTAACGACAGCCAACTAGACGGCGTGTCCGGGCTTGCCAATCGCGCAGCAGAGCTTGAGCAGTTGTTGGCAAAGCAAGAGCAGGCGATGAAAGATACCAAGGCCGCTCTGCACAAAATCACCGACGAACAGTTGCCGGAAGCACTGGAAGAAATGGGCTTGCAGAAGTTCACTCTGACGGATGGTTCCGAAATATCTATAAAGCCGATTTACTCCGCGTCCATTCCCAAGGACCGGCGCGATGAGGCGTTTGAGTGGCTGCGCGACCATGAGTTTGGTGACTTGGTGAAGAATAACGTCACAGTGACGTTCGGACGCGGGGAAGATTCTGCGGCTAAGGAATTTATGAACCTGTGCGGTTCACAAGGATACGCTCCGGACCAACTTCAGAAGGTCGAACCAATGACCTTGAAGGCGTGGTTGCGGGAGCGTGTAGAAGCGGGTGACGCCGTCCCGCTGGATTTATTCGGCGCATTCATCTCACAACGAGCAACTATCAAAAGGAGTAAATAGCATGGCAAGAGCCGTCGCGAAAAAATCCAATGCACAACTTGCAGAGGTACATGACCTGTTTCTGGAGGATGCAGGTTCTGGCGTAGATGATCTGGGTTCAGAAGATCTCGCCATTCCGTTCGTCAAAATCTTACAAAAGATGTCCGACGAACTTGACGACCTCGACAACGCAAAAGCCGGGGATATCATCAACAGTGTTACCAAAGAGGTGACTAAGGGGAAAAACGGCATTCGTGTCATTCCCTGTGCGTACCGTTTGGAGTGGATTGAATGGGAGCCTCGCGGTACAGGAACCGGAGCCCCTTTTGCCATCTATCACACTGGTGATCAGATTCCAGCTACGGAACGGAGCGACGACAACAAAGACATGGTTGTCGATGGTGGGGGCCGTTACCTTGAGCGCACCGCTCAACATTACGTTCTTGTCGTTGATGAGGACGGAATGACCCAGCAAGCGTTGCTGCCCATGAAAGCAACGCAATTCAAGAAGTCCAAGCAATGGAACTCTGCTATTAAGTCGATCAAGATGAAAGACGGTAATGGCAACCTGTTTACGCCGCCCCGTTTTAGTCATATCTGGAAGATGACGACGGTCTCTGAGGAGAACAAGAACGGGTCCTGGCACGGTTGGCAGATTGAGAAAGACGAGGTCATCTCAGACCCTGATGTCTACGCGGAAGCGAAGCATCTCGCTCAATCCATCCAAGCGGGTGAGGTTAAGGTTCAACATGTGCGTGAAGATGAGGGCTCTACCTCATCTGACGAAGACACGCCGTTCTAACTTAGGGATTGGGGGAGGCTTGTCCTCCCCCACCTTTCCATGACAAAGAACGTAGATAGATTCGCACGGCTATTCCGTGGCTTGAACAAGGCGTATGGCGCGGTGGACTTGACCACCAAGGACGCCAACGGCAAGCAAAAGGGCATTTACAAGATTGTCCGCGAACCACGGACCAAGGCCACGTTCAAATCTCACTTGAAGGGTGAGGTCAGCATAGGCGTTGTTCCGATCAACGAGGACAACGTCTGCATCTGGGGGGCCATCGACATTGACCAATACCCCCTGGATCACGCTCAAATAATTAGAAACATTCTGAAACATAAGCTTCCGCTGGTGGTTTGCCGCAGCAAATCCGGTGGGGCGCACCTGTTCTTATTCTTTAAAGACTTTATCGACGCGGAGAAGGTTCAACTCAAGCTCAAGGAGTTGTCGAGCGAACTAGGCTACGCCGCCAATACGGAAGTGTTTCCAAAGCAGATAAAGCTTCTGGTTGACCGTGGCGATACCGGAAACTTTCTCAACCTACCGTACTTCAAAGAAGACGGAGGTCTGCGCTACGCCTTTAAAGAGGACGGCAGCGCGGCTACGTTGGATGAGTTCCTGGACATGGCCGAGACGGCGGCGATTGATGAGGATCAACTCGACGCGCTGTTGAAGAAGGAAGAGGCTGTTGTTGATGAGGAGATCAAGGACGGACCTCCCTGCCTACAGGCTTTGATCCGTCAGGGGTTTCCGGAGGGTACGCGCAATAACGGTCTGTTCAACATTGGCGTTTATCTTCGTAAGTCCAGTCCCGACGACTGGGAAAAGAAGATTTTGGAGTACAACCAGAAGGTCTTCGATCCGCCGCTTGATCTCAAAGAGGTCAACATCGTAGCCGATCAGGTGAAGAAGAAGGACTACCAGTACAAGTGCGCGGACCAACCCATCTGCAACTTCTGCAACAAGGACCTCTGCCGGACACGGCGTCACGGCGTGGGTGGTGGGACGAACACCCCGACAGTTGCAAATCTTCGTAAGTATGATAGCGAACCGCCGCTCTGGTTCCTGGATGTCAACGGATCGCCTGTCGAGTTAGACACAGAGGCTTTGCAAAAACAGCCGCGCTTTCAAATACTCTGCATGGAGCAGATAAATTTCATGCCGCGCACCATGGCTAAACAAGCCTGGGAGGCTGGCATCAACAACCTCCTCAGTCAGATGATTGAGACCGAGGGTGCGGTCATTTCGACGCCAGAGGATACCAGTCTGCGCGGCCAGTTCTATGACCTCCTTGAAGAGTTTTCGACGCACATGCAGACGGCGGTGGACAAAGAAGAGATCTTGCTTCGCCGCCCATGGACCGATCCCGAGAACAACCGCACCTACTTCCGGCTCAAGGATTTTGAGTCGTTCCTCAAGCGCAACAAGTTTTTTGAGTACCGGTCAAACAAGGTGGCTCAAAGGCTGCGCGACATGGACGGCAGAGCGGAACAGTTTCGCATCAAAGGCCGCACGGTTCGCTGCTGGTCGATACCCGCGTTTGCCAAGATTGAAGAAGAGTTCAGTTCTAAGTTTGAAGATGACGACGTACCATTTTAGGAAGAAACATGACCGTACCAACACCGACACACTGGCAAGTTATGCTGAGAGAGATCCGTCAGGACAAAGGATGGAGCATGAGGGAATTGGCCGAAAGGGCCGGTATGCATGAACGGACTATCTTTGAGTACGAGAACGTAAGAAAGCCTAGAGAGATGTCCATATATAAAGTGGAAAGGATTCTTGCCTCGCTGGGTTACGAAATGGATTTCTTTATGAAGGACCGGGCAGACCGGGTCATTAAGAAGCGCCATCCCGAGGTGTACGAGGCGACTACCGGTGTTTAGGTACTTCGGACCTCCCGGCACCGGCAAGACGACTACTCTTCTTAATCAGGTAGATGGGTTGCTCGCCAACGGAACGTCACCTACGGAAATTGGCTACTTCGCATTTACCCGCAAGGCCGCACATGAGGCTAGAGATCGCGCCGTGTCGCGGTTTGGCCTGGACCCAGAAAAAGACTTTCTATACTTCCGCACACTGCACAGTCTGGCGTTCCTTCTCCTGGGCATGAACAACGCTGAA